ACGCTCCCGCCTGCCTGGTGGACGTAGTTAAGCGTTGCTTGTCCATCTTTTAGGCCTACGAGGCGATGTTTATTAGCATCCGCTCCTGCGGTATCCTCTATGAGGTCAATGCTGGGAGCATAACTAAACTGGCGGTAATCTGCGCTCAAAACGCTTGTGCCGTTTGTCGTTACCCATCTCAAATATAATGCTGATCCATGTTGTCCTGGCATTTCAAAACTCCTTGTTAGTTGTCTAACCGGATACGATAATTCGCCCCGGCCATGTAAACCGGCTGCTTATCAACCGGGTTCTCCACTAGTTCGTATTCATCCTCTCTGGCAGTATAGATGTTTGTGTACCCGCTCACGCTCAAGGCCTTTTTATTGAGACTTGCGCTGATAAACCCATCTATCGTGTTAGCTTCAGCGGCATCGTCAGCGTATACCCGCACAAACCACAGGTTATCCCGCATGTCTGACGGGTTGATGTTCTCCGGCCCGCCCCCGGCATGACTCATAACCACATAAGGCAGCGTCTTCCCTTTCGGTGCTTGCCGCTGGTAGATGTATGTCCCGCCTAATGCGGATACAAGAGCAGTGCCTGCTGCTAACTGCGTTTTTATACTTGTGTAAACCGCCGCAAAAACGCTCATCAGAATAGCCTCTTGAATTTGTCATCCAGTTGCCCGCGCACCTTCTCAACCGCTGGAACCAAGAACGGCTGCGCAGCCATCCGACTTGTGCCTAGCTCCTGGTAAATGCCGTACTCAACCCCATCGGACACGTGATAAGTGTGCTCATTTATCTTACTCGAATTGAGGCTTGACTTCAGCGCGCCCGTGTCTACCGGGGTGCGCATCTTCGCTTCAACTTCAACCTGATACGCTAGCGAAGCCAGAACCTGTTCAGTTTTCATACCCATGTTCTTGACGATGGCATCCAATTTATCTGTATACAGCACAGGACTAGTTACTACTATCATAGCTTCTCAACCTTGCAGACGATTTGCACTTTCCAGCTTTTGTCCTGGTCGATCTCGGTCACGTTGTACAGGTCACCGCCATAACTCACGCGGTAACCCTCTCCTATTGTAACATCGTGCGGTAATGTAAGCGCGTACCCGTTGTATAGTTGCAGGCTTGCACCTGCTCCGCCAGTCCCGCCGCTTTTGTAATCCAGACGGCATCTGCTGTTTGCTGTCACCGTTCCCCAGGTCTGCGATGTTGCACCTTGCGTATCAACCGCCGTTATGGGGTTCAGGATGATGCACTTATCCGGCATCAACTCCATGACGGCCTCTTGCATGGCTTCCTGTTCTGACGGGTCTATCACATGTCCTCTCTTTGCATCGTGCTAACCTGCAATGCTGTTTTGTTATCGTAGTGATCCGCCATCTGTAAGGCCTGTTGCATCAACTGGCTGCGGCTCATGCTGGTGTTATCCGTGCGAAAGTCAATAGCGGTTGCGTAATACGCTGCCTTTTTGCGCCATATCTCTGAGGCTGCAGCGTGCATGTCATATGAATACGCGCTGACATAATAGGACGATCCGCCGGTATCATCGGCGAATGTTATCATGCCTCGCCGCCAGTCTACCGAGTACAGTGCGGTTCCAACAGATGACCCGGCTGACGTTTGCAGATCGAAGTTTGCGCCGGTCTCCAAGAACGGGCGTGTCTTATGCTTTTTGTAAATGACAGTCCCGCTGCTGTACTCCTGTATTTTGGTTACCGGTTCGCGCACCATATCAACACGGTTATTGTCCAATACTGCTTGTATCTCATCATTATTCCAGTAGGTCGCCGCGCTGAGGTCATTATCCTGTTGCGGCATCATCGTGCGTATTTCGCCGATCACGTCTGTAAGCCCTGCTCTAGCCATGTTCACCTCCAAAATATATCCGATGCGGCTGTCCTGTCATTTCCATTCCGTTCCAGTCTTGCACCTCGAGACTTTTGAAGCTGCGTTCCGGCAGGTTGTATGGTTGGTATGTAATGCCAAAGCCAGCACCGGCGCGCGTTTCCTCATATTGCATTGCGATCTTCATCCTGTCATCATAGTCCCTTACAATAAATTTATGATGCACAATCGGCTTATTGATCAGGGTGCCTGTCCCGAACGGGCAACCTGTGTGTATCTGATTGCGCCCGCCTGCTTTGGTTCTCGTGGTGAAACGTGTCTGATAGTCCGGGTATAGTGGTGGTGTGCGGATGATCCTTCCCTTTTTCCACAGGTTCAGCCTGGGGAATGTGTAAACATCATCCGCAAACTCGCCATCCTGTAACCAGTTCTCAAGTGCGGCACTGGCGGTTTCGTCGTCATCCAGCCTCAGAACATAATCGCCGCTGCATGCTGATACAGCCTTATCAAGTACGCTCTCAAGATATCCTTTGCTTTCAAGCGCGACGGTCTTTAGCTGTGGTAAGCGTGCCAATTCTTCTGGCAACTTGCATCTGTCCAGGCCAAGCACGAGTTCACCGTTGAGCGTATTCGCTAATATCCATGCCTCGCTAATAAAACCTATAGCGTGCGGTTCGCAGCGTGTGACCATGAGTATGCTAATCATCGCTTGCTCCCATCTAGCCATTTTGCTGGGTCATGTTCCTGTCGCCAATCAATGCGCGGGCCGTGATGACCATGGCAGACATCGCAAGACACAAGCGCATCTTTGCGGTTGAGATACGCTCGCAGCGCATCCTCTGTCAAACCGTCCAGGCTGATCCCGTCTGTGTGTTTGTCGATATCCAGGATCACGCCGGGGATAAATCCGGCTGTGCAGCAGATATAAAACCATCCATCGTCAAGCGTGCGGCAATACGTCTTGTACCAACATGTATCGAATGTTTGCTGTCCGTTGCCTGGCTGCGCTTTCAGCGGTGCTACAAATGGGTCATTCGCTATAACCTTAGTTTCCAGCGTTATACCGTATTCGCTGCAGCGGCTGCGTATCATGTCCATGTCCGGCTCTTTGCCGGGGTAGATGGTCAGCCTCAGCCAGTCAAATGACTGCCAGAATATCGGCTCCATCGTGTGTAATAAATCGCCGTTTGTCTCGACTTCAACCTGATCACAGATACCGGAATACCTGCAGATCTCCAATATCTCCAATAGATCTGGATGCAGAAGCGGCTCGCCGCCCAGCACAGCCCAGCGTTCTACGTGCGCAATTTTAGACAGGCGGGTCAGGTCATGCTCGATCTGTGCTGGCTTTGCAAACGTCGGCTTTGTGAGCGCAACAAAATGATTGCAGCCCAAGCACGAATTGGTGCAGCAGGTTGTAACATTTGTTTCCAGATGCTTGAGTAGGATCACAACACATCCTCCAGTTTCGCACGCTTGAATACCCGCGTCTTTGAGCGGGTCGATGCGTTCAATATCTCCCGTCCAGCAGCTTCATATACCTCACGCGCCCGCTTGTATGCCGTGACCATGCGATCTGGCTTCGGATCGTGGAACCGTTTTCCTGCGCCAAAGTAGGCGGGGTCAAAGTGGTTTGGGTCATCGCCATTGCTCATATATACGTTTGGCGATATCTCAACCGCTCCGGCTGGCATTTGGTAGTCATGGTCAAGTCCGATGATATAGACCTGCTCGAAGCCCATGAGATAAGCAAGTTGCAAAGCTGTGTAAGTAACGGTTGCCCCGCATTGCAGGCGTGCCTCGGTGCTGGCAAAGCCTGGTGCGTGCTCATCATAGCCGTAATCCGCTGTAAACCAGCGCACTTCGCCGGACATTGGATAAACGAGGTTATACATCGCCTGTGATGGTAGGTACTTGATGGTGTCTAACGCGCATATCTCAGCGGCATTGTCCTCAATCACCAGCCGATCCTCTACCACGTAATAGGTCGGTGTGTACAGCCGCCCGATAAGGTTAGTTCCAATGGTTACTTCGCTGTCAAGCAAGCTTAATCCCATATCAGCCAAGCTCGGCCCATTTGCTATCACAAAGCATCTAGTTTTCTGCATTACCGCTCACCTCCACCTCTGTATCCGGTATGTATTGCCGCACGTATTCCAACAATTCGTCAGGGTTCCCCAGTTGCTTTCCCCGGTGGAACTCGCCGCGCAGCACGTCAATCCGCCGCAATACCTCAGGCGTGGTTGACTGTAGGATTTCATACTCTGCACCTTCGCAGTCTATTTTTAGCAGCTTCAGCCGGTCAATTTTGCACAGGTTTGTTATCAACTTGTCAAGTGTCCAACTTGGGCCGCTGTAGAGAAGATCACCTCCATGCCACATTGACGCCCCGCCGCTGTTCTGGCTGAGGTTCCCGGTTATGGTAACATTTCGCCCGTCACCTGTTACGGCTGCATGGATCGGCGTCACATTCTGCACGCCGTTTGCCTCTATGTTGCGCAATAACCGCTCGTAGTTTTTGTCTGCTGGTTCAACCGCAAGAATGTTTATATCCGGGTATTGTTTGGCGAGGTAGATAGATACAATGCCAACCTGAGCGCCAATGTCAATTACCCAGTCGCCCGGCTGGAAGTCGACCACGTCTGGCTTGTATATCTGCTCAACCTCACGCATAACGATCTTGCTAACCCCACCGCCTGGATCATCTGCGATATCCATCTTTACGCCGTTTATCGTGCCGGGATACCCGTTTTGTATGATCTCGCGTATGCCGTTTTTATGTATCACTAACTCAGCGGTGCAGCCTGTGTGTTTGCAGGGTACGGAGAACTCGCCCGCTTCGGTGTACATACCGATCTCAGCCCACCTATGCACGTGGGTTGTGACCTCGTTTTCTATCTGTAACTCCAAGTCGGCCAACATCGGCTTCCAGTTGTTTTTCGCAATAACTCTGGCGTCGTATGCCATCGCCCCCGCCCTGGCCTCCTCCCTACTGGATGGGTTCTTGTATTCAAGATGCAATTTGCGCTCGATCGCTTCAAGGAACGGGATGCGCTGAAAGCCGCCTGTAGGCGTATAAAACGGGATACTGTCTTTCTGGTCTACGATGTGACCGCTGAAGCATAGCTCCTTGCTGGCAGTCCAGCCGCTGGTTATCACTGGACATCCGCATGCCTGCGCCTCAAGTGTTGGGATACCAAAGCCTTCACCCATCGAAACCAGCATATGCACGTCAAAACACGAGTACAACTCAGCCATGAACTTGTCCTGATACAGTCCGGTTGTGTAGTTGTACTGGTTCGGGAAAATAACATCTTTGCCAACCTCAAGCCCGGAGAACTCGCAGAACTCAGGCAGGTTCTCAGCGTATTTGTCGCCGCCATCGCCCTTGTTGGTGTGCAGATACAGTACAGCGTCTTTATGTTTGCGCTGGAACTCACGGAAGGCCATGATCTGCCATGTGAAGGCTTTGCGGGATGGGTACGCTCCCTTGTTGGCTGCGACCATGCCGACAATATAGGCATCCACTGGCAAGCCAAGCCGTTCTCGGCATTCGCGCTTGTCATGCGGTTTGTATATTTCGGTATCCACACCATGCGGCACATAGTAGGCGTCAAGCCCAGCTTTATTGATCTCATCCAGCCCGAATTTGCTCATAACAATCCGGCGGTAAGCCTGTGATACCTTTTCCAACACCAGCTTAGGCGCTGGCTGCTGGTCAATCGGGAACCAGGGCACCCACTTCACAGCCCTGAACTGGTCAGGGTTCATGACCCACGCGTCAAGCAGACTGATAAACATCTTTGCGCCATGCCAGAGCGTATGTGCCTGGATAATATCGTTGCCGAAGTTGTCATGTCCTGGCGCCATGATTGGGGCGCCGTTCAGGTTTAGGTTGCCGCCTTGAATGCCCCAGACAGAGGCAATCGCTACATCGTGTCCCATCTCCTGCAATAGTGGCAGGAATAGTCTGGTCTGTGATCCGTACCCGGTCTTTGCCCAGGGTGCATTAGAAAGCCACACAATTTTCATGTGATACTCCGTTCACAATCCACCAGTAAGCGCGTGACAAGGGCGGTGGTTTCCCCTTTCGAGCTTAAGTCTCTAGTCACGCGCTTAATCATTTAATTACCCAGTGCATATTGTACAACTAGACTGCCAGCGGTCGGACTTCCGGTTGCTACCTCCTGGTAGTCGGCGACCAGCCATTCACCAGCATCAAGGAAGGTATAGTCGCTGTCCAGGGTGAACGACTTGGGTACGCTGTCCGCCCAATAATCGGCAGTCCCGCCAACAGCGGCGGCAATAGTGCCGTTTACTGCGGGGGTGCCTGCGCTCGAGTATTTGTGCAGCGCAAGCGTGAACGTGGTTCCGGCAGCGGTTGCAGCGTTGTTGACAGCATAAGCCGCCAGAAGCCGCACGCCTCCGCCGATAGAGTCTGACGGTGCTTTCAGAACGAAAAGCTGCTTGTCGTCAGCACCTGGATCACCCAGGTTATAAGTTGCAATCATTGTGTTCATGTTCTCAGCCTCCTTTAGGCAGTCGGTGCAGCCGCATCGAAGATCATCTTAATTCCGCGCTCGGGCCGCCACACGCCATGAGCATAAACGCCGCTCATGTTGAGTTCTACGCCACGACGTGATTCATCGCGCTCAGGGCGCACACGGATTTGACGCCGCACGTCCCAAGCAATAGCTTCGCGTGGGAACACGCCGCCGGTAAAGTCTACCCCGGTAGTCACAGCGCCGAAGCACTGGTAGATCGGCACGCCCATGAAGGTTGCGACCATAACGCTTGCACCAGCGGTGCGGGTCAGCATGTCCTGGAAGTTGGGTGCAACTGCTACAGTCGCACCGGCAACACTTGCAACCTTCGCAAGCACCGCCCACTGATAACCGTGAATCACTGCTACAAGGGGTTTAGCTGCGTTTTTGTTGGCATTGCGTGCCTGTGAAATCGCGGCTGCTACGTGACCCCAGGTAATAATTGTTCCAGCTGCGCCGATGGTTCCGCCGGTCAGGTTTGCCATATCTCCAAGCAGATCGGTCTCAATCTTGTCGGTTGCAGCAAGGCCGAGTTCGGTTGCCGCATCGGTCAGAATGTTCTCAGGCAGTAAGCCTGAGCTTTCAGCCCGGCTATCGGTGATGAAGAACTGCTCGCCGATTTCGCCCGGGGTAAGGGTCTGATCTGCGGAAGGCGTGAAGGCGTCCGAGGTCAAATCATCCGCTTCGTCAATGTCTTTGGCTGTG